CAAGGGCTTTAACACGGACGAGACTTACGTCGACTCGATTACGGGCGAGGGCAAACCGGATAAGAAATACGAGCGCTATCGCTATACGGCCGAAGGGTTATCCTATTCACGGCTCAAAGATCTGATTGTTGTGTGGGAGGTGTATTTGCGCCAGAGTGACGGCCAGATCCAGGTTAAGACTTTCAGTCCGTTGCAGCCTGACGAGCCGGCTCGAGGTGATTTCAAGTTGCCTTATGAGCATAAAGAGGTCCCGCTTACTTTGGTTCCGTACGAGTTGACCGATGGCGGGTTTTATTCGTCGCGGGGTGTCTGTGAATTGGTGCAAATGTATGAGGCGAGTGCCTGCAAGACCTGGAACGAGAAACTCGATTTCATGTCGATTGCCAACCGGCCGGTTCTCTCGTCGCAGGGCGGATCGATTAACGCGCAAAATATTCGGTGGGAGCCGGGAGCAGTTTACGATTCCGTTTTGCAACTGGTCCAGCAACCCGGTCCTCCTGTATCCTTTGATGAGGAGATTAATTCGAACCGCTCGATGGCCGAGCAGCGAGTGGGGATTCCTGACTTCGGTGTGGCTGGCCCCAATCAGCCGCAGGGCAATAAGACAGCGACTGAGACTAATGTCATCACCAACGTGATGCAGCAGAATAACGATCTGCGGGCGCGGATCTTGAAAGGGGCGATGACACGGATTTTCGAGCAAGGCTGGAGTCTGCTTAAGCAGTACGACCGGGAAAGTCTCGATTATTTCTGGCGCAAACAGCGGTTGACGCTCAAGGACGCGGCGTTCGACAACAAGTACGTCTTGAAACCTAATGGCAGCGTGGACGGGTACAGCAGAGAACGCGAGATCCAGAAACTGATGCAGCTGCGGCAGCTCAGCCAAGGGTCACCCTGGATCGTCACTCCGGAGATCGATCGCAAGATCATTGAACTCATGGATGCGCAATGGGTCAGCGATCTTTACCAGGAACCGCAGGACATCCAGGCGGATCAGTCCGAGCAGCAGGCGATTGAGAATTCGCTGATGATGGACGGGTTTCTGCCGCAGGTTAAGCCGCGGGATGATCATCTGCTTCATCTCCAGATTGAGGACGGATTTATCGGGTGGAGTCAACAGAATCAGCGCCCGATTCCGCCGCCGCTCATGCAAACTTTTATGCAGCATATGCAGATGCATATCCAGGCGGCCAAGAGCGATCCGCAGTACTGGAAGCAGCACGCGGCCCAGATTCAACCTTTTATCGTGAAGGTCGCCCAGACTATGAAAGGGCTGCAGCAGCAAGCGCAAGCTCAGCAACAAGCGGCTGGCGCAATGGCGAATTTACGTGGTGGCCCTCCTCCCGGAATGGGGGGGGCGCCTGGTGGAATGCCGCCTGGAATGCCAAGTGGCGGGGCGGTACCAGCAGCAGCTGCCCCGCCCGCTCCTCCGGTGCCGGGGATGCCGGCAGGGGCTGGGCCGTCAATGCCGACTGGAAGTCCGAACGGGAGCGGGGGGTTACCAATGGGATGAAAGTCACCGACTGGGTCAGAAGCGTTTTACCGGTTGAACGAAGGCGAAGAAAATGTCTTCGGGAGTGTAAAATCATTAGCGGACCACGACACAAAGGCAATCCACTCTTCAGTTACTGCCCTAAGCATGATGTTTGGGTGATAGCCTTATGAACCCGATTCTTAAATGGTATCTGCGGGTGATTTTAAGCCGGCCGATCGTGCGTGCGGTCGCCTGGACCCCAGAAGAGCGCAACGCATTTGACTTGTTTTGTCGGAGTTCTTGTGGAATAAAACTTTTCGAATTTCTGCGGCAAATCGTTGCCAATACGACGTTTCAGGCTGTTTACAAAAATAATGTGAGCGCCAACGCCCAGGCACGAGGGCAGCAGGATATCCTAGCACTGCTTCACAGACTGCGTGTTTTCCCACTGGAGGAGAGCAGTTTCACAGAGCTGGAAGATGGAGCGCAACCCGCGGCACGAGGGAGTCCCGTCAAGCAATCCGATGATTGGCGGTGGTTAGGTGGTCGCGGAGCTATCGGATAAAACCCGAGAGATATGCCAGAGCAAACCGACCAAGGGGCAGAAACTCCGAGCACTCAAGAACCGAGCGCAACTGCGATTGGTGAGAGCAGCCAGGGAGAAGGCGCCCAGGAATCGGTTGACTCTGCCGGTGACCAGGCCCAAAAGGCTCAACCCAACGGCCAAAAGCCCAAGGAATTGAGCCGGTACGAACGGACCAAACGTCAGCGGGCTGAACTAGCCAGACGCGAGGCGGTTATTGCCCAACGGGAACGCCAGTTTGCTGATGCGCAGCGAGCGGCGGCCGAGGCGGCAAAGCCGAAACGTGATTACACCCTAGATGATCTCCGCAAATACCGCCGGCAATGGGAGCAGGAAGGCAACTTCGAGCTCGTTGAGAAAGCGGATAAGGAGATTGCGGCAATGGAGGCTGAGGCTCAAGCCGAAAGGCAAAGCCGGACCCTTGAGTTGCCGCCGATGGGAACCCCGGAGCATCAGGCGCAGTGGGAAAGTGCCGAGCGTGAGCTCGCGCAGGTTGACCCTGAGTTTATGCGCGACGGGACCAGGCTGGATAAACGCTTACGTGAGATTATGGGAAGCGAGGATGGCAACATCTATCGCCAACACCCGCGCGGGATCGTTGCCGCATATCACCGGGCAAAAATGGAGTTGCTGGAAGGAGATTACAAGGTGCTCCAGACAGAGAACTCCAAACTTAAAAACGAACTGCAGCGCTACACCGGCTTGACCTCAATCGGTGGTGGTGCGCCGGCCAGAATCGGAAGCGGCGAGAGAGATTTCGCCAAGCTTTCATTGGCCGATATGCGCAAACACTTGAGACAAGGCGCCAAGCGCGATGGGGTGCCGTGGTTCTAGCAATGCTCACTCCTAACTCTTCTTTATGCCACCTCCAGTCTATGGAGCGGTTACGACGACCGACAAAGCGTCGGAGTACCGCATTTATTTCGCTAAGCAATTACTGACTCATCAGATCAATCAGCTGCAGCTTTATCAGCCGGCGTACAAAGCCTCTATTCCGCAAGGACAAGGCTCTAAAACGATCCGGATGTTCCGGCCGCCGGTTGCCAACGTTGCCAATGTCATCACGCTGACTGAGGGCACGCCGCCATCTAATGCGCCTTACAAGCTCATCTTCGAGTTTATTACCCGCACGCTCCAACAATATGGCGGCTACGCGCAGGTATCAGATATCATCGATGAGACCGAGTTTTTGGATACGGGCGATGCGCTTATGACCAAGTTTGGCGAGGAAGCCGCGCTGTGGTGTGACGGTCTGATCCGGGATGCCTGTATTAACGGCACGACTGAGGAACCGACCAAGTTCACCAAGCGCTACGCGGGCACGGCAACAGATTTTGCCAGTTTAGGTGCGTTGACTGCGCAACAGGGCAGGTTCTCGACTGATGACCTGATCGATGTATGCACCGAGATGCGGCTCAACAAGGGCAAGGAGTTCGATGACGGTTACTTCTGTGCGGTGGTCAGCCCGGAGCAGGAACGCGACTTGGTCGAGGAACAAGGAAGCGCGTGGACCTATGCGAGCGCGTTTCAGAAACCTGAACAGATCTGGAAAGGCGAGATTGGGCGGCTGTTCGGAATCAAGGTGCTTCGGACAACCAATTCATGCTATCAGACCACCGAGGGCGTCAACGTGGCTGGGGGTGGCATCATCGCGGCGCTGGTGTTCGGCAAGGACGCGTTTGCGGTGCCGGATCTGGAGGGCGAAAACCCGCCCAACCCGAAGGTCAATACGATTACGGAAGCGGATTCGGCTAACCCGTTCAATCAGTTTATAACTTATGCTTGGAAAACCTTCTATAACGCCGTGTGCCTCTCGGCCTGGAATGGGGTAGTCCTACAGAGCAAGACGGCGTATACGCCAACCTAAAGGGATTATATGGCAACAATAGCGATAGGAATCAGCCCGAAGGCTGGCGGTGGGTACACCTGTAAGGTGCCGATCAGTGCAATTTCTGAAGGCGGTGTACCGCCGGAGGAAGGTGACACGGTCCAGTACAGCGTTGAGGGAAAAGTGCAGAGCGTTACCGGTAACACGGCCACGGTCTCGATTGACACGATCAACGGCGAACCGATTGGCGAGGAAAGCTCCGAAAGTCCGGAGGAGGAGGGTGCTGAACCCGAGACCGGGGCTGCGGGAGGCGGTGGCGCAGGCGGTGGTGGGGCTGGTGGCGGGCCGCCTGTAGCGGCCAATGGCCCTGCGAGCCCCGGGCTGGGATTAGGCCGAGCCAGGATCGGGGGCACATTGCCGGGCGAAACTCTGAAGGGAATGGGCGCCCGGCTGCGCAAGGGGGCCAGAGGGCGACCGATGCCCTTCTGAAGGCTGTGCAGATCATCGTACCAAAGAAGGGGACCGAGGCTGAGCGTAAGAAGCGTGAGGCCTACGGCCAGATTCTCAAGCATTACTACGGTCGCGAGATTCGTGATGGTTCACGATTTCGCGCCAAAGGCGACATAACTAAGGCTCAAATCCGAAAGGTGTACGAATGAGATTCGCGCCGATGGCGTCGGTGAGTGAGGCGATTCCTGAAATGGAAAAGCTCTATGGGCGATTCGATCTCGGGCTTGACGGTCAGCCGACGCTGCTTTGGCAGGGGCGCAACCTGAAGAAGTGGCGTTCGCCGGAGATGTTTCAGCTCGCCTTTTTCCCGGATGTGTACGTGGCAAAGACGCTGGTCAACCGGCGGATTTTCGGCCCTTTGGCGTTAACGTATGAGGAGATCACGGCCCGCTGGACGACTGAAGCGCGTAAGGCTTACGGGCTAAATCAGTTTTGCAAATGTTATTCGTTTGGAGACGGCGAGCGGCCGAGTCTGTTCTGGTACGGGGCAGCCTGGCGGTTGAGCCAGCAGGTTGGCGGCGAGGTATTGACCGAAGTCGTCAAGGTGTTTACCCGGCACGGGTTCACCTGGTGCGGAACTACTGACAAACGGAGGATCCGTGATTTCGAGATGTGGTAAGTCCAAGGAGTGAGCGATGGCGGACGATACTGAAGAGACACGAGCGCTGCTTCGAGCGATCAAGGAGCAGTTAAATCGGATTGAGGCGCGCCAGGTCGAGATGTACGAGCGTCAGGGGTTAATCAAGGCACAGATTGCCGAGCAACCCGTGCAAGGAAGTTTTGCTTCCAGTGAGTGAGTTATCAGAGATCGATTCGGTTGGTGGAGTAACCATTTATTCGGTTTCGGGTGAACCGAAAGCGATTGTGTTTAAGGCTGGCGCGGCGATCAACGCCGATGGCGCGGCTAATTGTTACGGACCGAATAACACCGGGATCGATTACACAGCCAATGGCGGCGATGACCAAGGCGGCAACTGGTGGGGCGGACCAGTTGGCAGTAACGGCAAACCGCTGACTCAGAAGATTTATGATCCGTATCCGGGCATGTACGTGTGCGCCACGGCGCATTTTAACCCAGGCTACACCGAGGACTCGCAGTACCGCTACATTGATAGCGGGTCGATCCCGTTTCTGGTCATGCCGGGTAACCACAGCTGTGGTGCCAAACTGGGCGATGTCGCCTTGGTACTTAACACGGCAAATAGCGAGAACTGTTACGCGATCTATGCGGATGTCGGTCCTCAGACTAAGATTGGCGAGATCTCGATGCGGCTGGCGACAGCGCTCAAAATTGATAACAATCCCAAGAAAGGCGGCACATCGGCCAAGGCAATTGTCTATCTGGTGTTCATCGGCTCAGTCGCTAGTTGGAAACCGCCGAAAGTCTGGTTCGATACGGCCAACACGCTTGTGACGGCGTGGGGCGGGTTGGCTCGGCTCAAAGAGATCGCTAAAAGCTTATGACCGAAATGCTTTTTAACGGCCAGACCGGTTGGATTTGCCCAAAATGCGGGCAGGTGTGGGCACCGCTCATGATGGAATGTGTTCCCTGCAATGATCCGCTTGCGCTCCTCTCAAGGGCTGGCAACCAGGCAATCGAGCAGAGCTTAGAGCCCATTAGAATGCGTTCGCCTTTTTCAGAGAGTTCCCGATGACCGGCTATCTTGATCATCATTCGATTTGGTTTGGCTGTTTTTTGCTGGCTGTCGGCGTAGGCGCTCTGTTCCTGTTGCTATGCTTGCTAGTCTATTTTGCCGGATTTTAGCACTTTTAGGACGATCGAACCATGCCAGCGCCTTACACCGACATCACGTTTACCAATGCCCGGGAGGGCGGGATCACGGCGCGAAAACTGAACAAGCTCCGGGATGATCTCTCGACTGCGATTTCGGGCGGCGGCACTGGCACCGGTGACATGACCAAGGCGGTGTACGACACAAATTCCAACAATGTAGTCGATACCTGCGATTCTCTGGCTTGGGCCAAGTTGACGGGAGTTCCTTCCACATTTCCCCCGGATTCGACGGCGATGCTTAAAAGTGTTTATGACACCAATGGGGATGGGATCAGCGATCATGCAGCCTTGAGCGATACAGCTCCCTGGGCTGGGATCACGGGCAAGCCGGCGACGTTCCCGCCGGATTCAACGGCAATGCTTAAAAGTGTCTACGACACCAACGGTGACGGAGTTAGCGACCATGCCGCTTTGGCTGATGCCGCGCCTTGGACCGGGGTCACTGGCAAGCCAAGTACCTTTCCGCCTGACTCAACCGCAATGCTCAAGAGCGTGTATGACACCAATAACGATGGAATCAGTGATCATGCAGCTTTATCAGACGCCGTTCCTTGGACAGGTGTAACCGGGAAGCCTGCCACTTTTCCGCCTGACAGCACCGCGATGCTCAAAAGCGTTTATGACACAAACAACGATGGGATCAGCGATCACGCGGCTTTGGCCGATAGCGCGAGTGCGGTGGCATGGACGGGAATCACAGGGAAACCCGCAAGTTTTACACCTGGCGCCCATGCAAGTACTCATCTGGATAACGGCACTGATGCTATTGCGGTGGTTACCACTGTTCGCACGGGGCTTGCGCCAAAACTCTCAGGAATAGCCGGCACTTATCTGGACGGCACGGGTGCCTATTCGTCGCCTTCAGGGAGCGGCGATATGACTAAAAGCGTTTATGACACCAACGGCAACGGTGTTGTGGATACGGCTGATGCCATTCCATGGGCCAGTGTCACGGGTAAACCGGCCGGGAGCCTGGTCGATCCCGGCACCTGGACCAATCTGTCGTATGGGACTGGCTGGACCCAGAACACCACGGCGCAGTACCGGGTTGAGGTCAATGGCACGTTTTCAAAAGTTATTGCCCAAGGGATTATCAATTACGCGAGCGGCGCGGCATCGCTGGCTTTCACGCTTCCGGTAGGCGCGCGGCCAGGCGTAGCTCGCGGGTGCGTGCTGGCGGGTTTCGACTCGAGTGGCGATGTGCAACTATTCCAGGCAACTGTGGCGACTTCGGGTGCCGTCAATATTGTCCCAATGGTGCGCCAAAGTTTTTCCTGGCCGAGTGCGACCAACGGCAGCGTGTACTTGGACAACCTAACATTTGCTCTCTAGTTATGCCCGATATAACCACGACCCAAATTTTTAGCGACGGCGAGAAAGGGATCACGGCGACCAAGCTGAATAACATCATTGCCAACTCGGTGATCCAGCCCGATTTTGTCACCGCTAAACCCTCCAGCTCGACCCTTGATCCGACCGACCAGCTGCTTGAGGTCAAGGGGGCCGGCACGTACGCGCGGATTACGGGCAGCCAATTGATCTCGAGCGTAAGCGCCCAGGTCGATGCGACCCCGCAAATTTATAGCGTACGCCTGCGGAGCTTTAATGTGGCTGGCAATCCGACGTTTGAGGTGGATCAGCGCAACGTTGGTAACATGTCGCTTAACCCAGCCGCGGGCAATTTTGTACTGGATCGTTACCGTGTTGGCAGAACAGCAAGCGCAATGGCGATAAACGTTCAGCAAGTCAATTCCGCGTCTGACTTAGTCGTTCCAGGAACAAATTTTCGGCTCAGTGCTAAGTACCTATGGTGTCAGCTAACAACTCAACAAGCGAGTCTTGCTGCGGGTGATCATTGGGATTACGTCCAGACAATCGAAGGTGCGAGATTACGGGAATTGGTTAACGATGTTTTTTCGTTGAGCATACTGGCATCGTGCAGTGTGCCACTTAAATTTGGCGTAACGATTCGGGACGTAAATCCATCAACAACCAAATCGCTCTCTAAGCTTTGTGCGATTACCACCGTCAACACTTGGACGTTGTTTCAGTTTCCGAATATTCCGGTTCTCGCTTCCGGCGGCAACTGGAACATAACCCCTGGAATCGAAGGAGCGGAAATCAGGATTTGTCTAGCGAGCGGATCTTCGCAAGTAGCTCCGGCCAATGATACGTGGCAAAATGGCAGTTTCGTCGGTGCTCAGGGACAAGATAACTTTGCCGCGCAGGCGACAAGTACAGTTTTTCGCCTAGGCTTTATCCAGTTAGAGCCCGGCGCGCTATCCACGACGCCGATCGATTGCCCGTTCCAGCAGAACTACGACGATTGCCTACGGTATTTTCAGAAATCCTATGATCTTGAAACTTCTCCAGGTACCATCACTACCGTCGGAGTGCTGCCACTCTACCAACAAACGACGACAAATCTAAATGGACCAGTGCGCTTTCATAAACCGATGGCTAAAATCCCAACGATGATAGCTTACAATCATGCTACCGGCGCAATGAACTCAATTAGAATGTCAGGTGTTGATTATACGGTTAGTGGCTTTGCCAATTTAGGAAAGGCTGGATGTCAAGGCGTTAACACTTCCACTATGCCAGCCGTAGGTGCGGGTAATACTGGGTTTTTGAACTACACCGCCGACACCGGCTGGTAAAACAATTCTATGGCAACTCCCTACACTGCATCCTATGCGCTCCGGTACCAGATCCCGAGCGTGCAACAACAGATCGAAGTCGCCGTCGTTCATGACGTCGAGGATATCACTAATGAAGATCCGGCAACTCCGGATCACGCCAACCGGCTCGCCTGGGCAACCTGGGCTAACAAGAACTCAAGCGTGGCGTGGAACCCGTTTGCTTGGCCGGTCGCGATGAATCCGACGATTCAGGCTGCAGTCCAGGCCGACCCGAGTGGGCAAACTGTAGCCGATTCCGACGTGCAGTTTGTGGTGACCTCGGCCTTACCGAAAGTGATTGCCGACTTTATCGCCCATCCGCCGCCGGGAGTATGACGTTAAAAGACATAGCCGAGTTCGCTACCGAGACGACTGGCGATATTTCCAGTGATGCGATTGAGTACGCCAAGAAAGCGGTTCGGCTCAAGTACGCGACGCTTTATGACGCGCACAGCTGGCGCGAAGCGATGCGGACCGTTGATGGGATAGTGCTTGATCCGACACTGGGCGGGATCATCTTTTTGCCTTACGATGCCGAGGAGGTCATTTTTTGCAGTCTTTCTTATGACGGGCAAAACTATGTTCGGTTGGTTTACCGTGAGCGGGACTGGATTGAGCGCTTTTATTTTCCGACGTTCACCTTGCCGGGGAACACGCCCTGGTTTTATCGGGCTGAGAACCTGGCATGGCCGTATTTTAATCCCGGCATATTCACGTTCACCTCGAGCGAAAAGAGCCCGTTCAAGGTCTATATCGCCGGCCGGGACGCCAACGATTTCCCGATCAGCGAATCTTTCATCCTGCAGGGAACGATTAACCCGGATCAATCGGTCAGTCCGATGAGTATTTCGACAGTCAATTCGTACAAACTGGTGATCGCGTTATCGAAAGATGTCACCGAGACACCATTATCGATTCGAGCCGCGGTCCCTGCCTCGCAAACGCTGGTTATGCCGCCGGCGGTAACTGAACTTGTGTTTACCCAGATTAAGCTTTATCCGCCTCCGAAATTTAGCGCTGCGGACGGCTCGCCGCTCTCGATCTATGTGCGGATTCAGGTCAAGCTTAAGCCCGATAGCCTCGACGACGATATGAGCGTGCCGCGGATCAGCCATATCTGGGATGCAATGATCAGTTTTACGACCTCGGCGCTTTATCGGCGGCTGCAGCAGATCTCTAAAGCCCAGGTTTCCGAACAGGAGGCAATGGCGCATATCCAGGCGGCGGTCAATGTGGAGAAGAACCAGAGCGAGTTCCGGCAACAGGTTGTGCCGACGGTGTACGAGTTGCCTTATTACATCGACGGTTGGTACCACAGGGCGACCAGCTACAATCCTTTCGGGGGGCCGTGAGAAATGCCGCTCTACAACCCCCAGCTTGATGACGAAGTTCTCTTCGATGCGAGTGTCCCGATCCAGGGGGTCAATAACAGTCTGCCGCCGAGCGCGATTGATCGGACGGCAAGCGAAGATGCCGAGAACCGCTTAACGCAACGGGACGGTTTAAACCGGCCGCGGCCAGGCATTATTCGGCTAAAGCAAAGCAGCCCTACGGGCAGCCTGGATTCAATCAATCATCTGGGTACCGGGGTCTTTCTGGCTAATGACGCCTCGAATTGGTACAAGTACGATAACCGGAGCAACGTGCTTTCAAGTGCGACCGGCGGTCCGGCGTATGCGCCCGGGGCACAGGTGTACGCAGCGCTGGCTAATGCCGTTTTATATTTCAGTTCCGGCACGACTTTGAACAAATATTCGGTTGCTGCCGGTTTTGGTACCGTGGCGTTGCCGACCAACGGACCAACTGCCAAGTATCCGATCTGGGCAGTTGAACGGTTAATGTACGCTTACCAGAACACGCTAATTGTTAGTGATGCGCTGAACCCGGAAGTTTTCGACGTCGCGACGGGGTCGGTAACGATCGATCCGATAGCCAGCGATGTAATTACGGGGCAATGCCTTTGGCAAACCCAGCGGATTGTGGTTTTTCGTAACGGTGCGACCTACGTGATCGAGACCGGGCCTGGCTTGAATGTGCCGGATTGGGAGATCAATCGGGTTAGCGGCACGATCGGGGCACGGTGTCAGGGCACCATTGTGCAGACTGAGACCGATGTAATCTTTCTTTCAGAGACCGGACGCGGGGTTTATCGCTGCAGCCAGGCGCCGGCCAGCGATCAGCAGGGGATCTGGCGGCCGGTCAGCGCGGATATCCAAGGGTACATTGACCGGATCAACTGGGCTGCGTGTGATAACGCGCGGGCGACATTCTGGAACGATCTTTATATGTTGAGCGTGCCGCTGGACAATTTCACGTTCAATAATTTCTGCCTGATTTACTCGGTTAGCTTGGACAAATGGCAGGGGCTCTGGTGTTTCGATGTCGGTGGGGTCGATGTGGCAATACGCGATTTTGCGCGTGATCGGACTGATCCTAATCATACGGTACTCCTGGTAGCGACCCGGGATGGGATTATTTCGCGCTTCACCTATCCGGTTGAACGCCAGTATTACGATCAGAATATTGACAACTCCAAACAGTATTATTGGAGCCGGTTGCGGAGTCGCTCGTTCACGTTCGGCGAGAACATTAACCAGATCCGGCCGCACTCGGCGCGGTTCCAGTTTTTGGACAGTAATGACCCGGTTGATATCACCACAATCGCCGACCGGACGATTGAATTGACTAAGCGCAGTACGGCAACCAATAATTACTTATTAAGCCTGCCGATCCCAGGGTTCCCGTTCGACCTTGATCGCGAAGGCTACAAGAACGTTCCGCTCGGACTTTTAGGTGTCGGGATCTGCACCGAGCTGCAGTTTCTATTAGAGGGTACGGGCAACTGGACCCTGTTCCAGATCAAGGTGGCGGCCTTTGAATCGATGCCGCTGGTGGCGACATGAATCACGCCAAAGAATATCTCAAAACGATGGATATCTTAGAGCCGCTCCTTCGCGAGGGGCGCAAATTCAGCGTGATGCCTTACGGTCTATTGTGCGATTGGATTGCGTATTTTTGGAATCGCGGGACGATCAGTTACCTGATTGATGAGGGCCAGGCCAGAGGGGTGTGTCTGGTAAAGCTTTTTGGTCACTTGGAACAGTTCCTGGAGCCGTTCGTGCACGAGCCTGGCGGCAAGTTTTGCATGGTTGAGCTGCTGGCGGCAAAAGATCCGTTAGCGATTGCGTACACGTTTTTCGAGCTCACTGGGCGCTGGGGCAAACCGGAGATTATTTTATGGGATCGGGGTGAGCGGACCGAGGGAGGAGCGCCCAGAATGTACACTTGGGACCAGTACGAAAAACTGACCAGGCGACTTACTTACGGATTAATTAATACTGAAATAGAGGAGAAAAATTATGGGAGCAGGAGGAGGTAGCGCACCACAACCACAGGTCATTCATCCGGGTGAAGCGGCGCAGGCCGCGGTCGGTACAGCCGGAGCCGGCGAGATGATGAGTATTGCTAATCAGCCGATCGAGCAATACGCCCAGCTGGCGACTACTCGAGCGCTTGGGCCGGCAGAGATGCAGACGCAGCAAGCGCTGGCCGGTCAGGCGGCGCTGCAGGGAGCGCAGCAACAGCAGGACATCCAGTCGCGCGTTGATCCGTTGGCCTATGCCCAGCGCCAGATGCGTTTAAAAGCCGCTACGGATCGGTTAGGGCAGCTTTATGGGCAAGACCCTACGGCGTTCAGTTTCCGGGCACCAACGGCCTATACGGTGCCGGGAACGGCCAATGTGCCGAGCCTGGCGGATCTGCAGGCGCAGGGGTCAGCGGTCGCGTCGAATTTATCGACCGGCGCAGTTGATACCCGCGGGACTAATCCGCGGCTGGTTGGACCCAGTAATGCGCAAGCCCCGAATTTAACTGGGCCACTACGTTATCCGAGTTATTTATCGGTTTAAAAATGGCTGCTCAGCCAACAGCGCAGACAAACTGGCTCGAATGGCAACCAGGGCAAAGATGGGACCCGAGTACGGGTCAGGCGCAATGGTTTAACCGGGGCAATTGGCAAGATGTCGGCAACATTAAGTATGATCCGCACACCGGCGGTATAACACTGAACGACAAACCGCTTGATATGCGGGCCAATGCTGCCGCCTTTGCGCCTGGCGGCAGCTCAACTCTTTTGCCTAACATTGAGCAGCTCAGGTCGATGTCAATGCTGGCAGCTCAACGGCAGGCGCAACAGGCTGGGCAGGGATCACCCGGAACTCAGGCGGCACCAGCCGGAACGGGTATCCAAGCCGCTCCAAGCTATTGGGGCGCAGCGCCGCAGCCTGGTGGCGCTCAAGCCGGGAGCGCAGGTGCTCCAGGCGCAACCGGCGCTCCAGGCGCGCAAGGAGGTGGTACTTCTATGGCGACAACGACAGCAGAACAGATTCCGACTTCGGTTTCGATTCCTCAGTGGCAAGCTTGGTACGGACGCAATGTCGGCAAGACGATGTTGGTTAACGGCCAGCCGGTAACGATCGGAGTGGATGTCAATCCAGACCAGCTCTTAAGCGCCTTTCAATCCAATACGGTCGGATGGGGAGCCGCACCCGGTCCGCAACAGCCGGCGCAGGCGATCGGTGGCCCCGGCCAGCAGCAACCCGAGAGTGCTGCATTGGCGCAGATGCGGCAGATCGATCCGGTCAGCGAAGCGTTGCGCGGGGGTTTAGGAGCGAGCTATTTAGCCAATCTTGGGGGCGGACCGGCAGCGCCGCAATTTGGCGGGATGCCGAAATTCGGGCTTGATTTATCAAGAGGCGCAGCGGCGCCTGCGGCCGGAGATGTTCAAAGTTATCTGAACCTGTACAAGCAGATCGATCCGCAAGGGTACGCGCAACGGGTGGCGCTAGCGGGCGGTATGGACAAGTTCGTGCAGCAGGCGCAAGCGCAAGCTGCGCTCGGGGCCCAGCTTGATCCGGGCACAATTCGCGAGGTTGAACAGGGAACCAGGGCTGCCCAGATCGCTCGCGGCAATGTGTACGGCACGCCGCAACTGGTTGCCGAAACGATGGCCCGCGGGAGTGCCGGTGAACAGCGGTTGCTCCAACGTCAGCAAATGCTGCAAAGCGCGCTAGGCCAGCAACAAAGCTATCTGGGCAGTGGTTTGGGGTTAGGCGATGTCGCCAACGCGCTCTATAATCAGGGTTACAATCGATATCTACAGGGATACGGCACGCAAGCCAATGCCGCGTTGCAAGGTTACAGCTCGCAACTTGCGGGTTGGCAAGCCCAGCAGAATGCGCGGCTCCAGTCACAAGGTGCTGCTTTGGGCTACCTTGGGAGCGGGCAAACTCCGTATCAGGCTGGCGCAAGTTATTTAGGGGCAGCTGAGCAGCGTGCCGGGATGGCGGCTCAAGGCGGTCCGCAATATCAACCTGCAGCACTGGGTCAACAGTATACTGGGGCCGGTGCGCCGAGCTTCCCGCAGTACGGCCTGGATATGAGCCAGTTGGCCGGCAACTGGTACAACAACATTAACCAAGCCAACCTGCAGGCGTACGGGCTCCAGCAAGCCTACGGCCAGAGGAGCGGGGGTGGCAGCGCGATGGGAGCCGGGATAGGGGCTCTGGGAGGCGCGGCCTCGGGAGCACTTGCGGGCTCGGCGATTCCCGGAATTGGCACGTTGGTAGGCGCGGGAATAGGAGCTATAGGTGGGGCCGCGTCTGGCTATTTCAAATAGGAGCAATTAGATGGCAAAGAATTGGATTCAAGGAGCGATCAAGAAACCTGGAAGTTTGCGAAAGAGTCTCGGCGTTAAAGAAGGTGAGACAATTCCGGCGAAGAAGTTGGCGGCCGCTGCGAGTAAGGGTGGCAAGCTTGGCAAACGGGCGCGGCTGGCCCAAACCCTCAAAAAACTTCATCCCTAGTTATGCCGCTTAAAAAAGGAAGCTCTCGGGCAACGATCAGCTCGAACATCCGCGAGATGATTAAATCCGGCCATCCGCAGAAGCAAGCAGTAGCGGCGGCTCTTGATACGGCGCGCCGGAGCGGAGCGAAGATTCCCAAGAAAAAAGGAGGTTCCTACTACTGATGCCGGGCGACCTGTTGAATACCCAGTTTGATCCAGACCCGGATACGTCCTATCTGCAAGGTGCCGGTACAGGAGCTGGCGGCGGCATTGATTGGGCAAAAGCCGCACAGCTTTTAGGAAAAAGTATCGGCGGGGGTGGCGCTGGCGCTCCAGTCGGTAGTGGCCGGATGCTGCCTGCTCAAATGCCATTAACCTCACTTAACCGGCCGTTGCCGCAGGCGCCGGTTGCGTCTACGGATTCCGGCAATGAGCAAGAACTGATCGCTTATCTCTCAGATGCCATTCGCCGCGCACAGACAGCCAATGCTTTAAGTCAACAACCATCGAGGTGAGTCATGCCAGCCAGAATTCAGCCTAATCGACCTTATTATCCGCGCTATTATCTGCCGCGAGGCGCAGCACAATCCAGAGCCGCAGCGCAACCCCGGGGTGGTGGCGCCAAAGGTGGCTTTGGTGGTGGGGTTGACACCTCGAGCACCGGCAACATTGGCGGCGACCTGGCGAAAGCAGTTATCAACACGATGCTGCAGAACCGTCAGAACGCGGCAGCTAATGCGATCATGAACACGCAGACCCCGCCACGAGCCGGGGCGGTCGGGCCGGTGGTGGATCCAACAACCGGCCAAATTACTTCGAATATTACGCCTACGGTCGGCACGGCGCCGCAGACGGGTGGCACGGGCGAGCTGGCGATGCGTCAACAGCAGAACCAGGCGGATTTAGCCGATGCGTTGCAACGGGCCAAGATTGCCTCGGAGCTTGCCTTGGCTCAACAACGCACGGGTCGCGGAGGCGGAGGTGGTGGCGGAGGTGGAGGCGGAGGTGGTGGCGGAGGAGGCGGCACGGGAGCCGGTAACGCAGCCCGATGGCAGCAATATCTGGGTGGCGGCGGTGATGGCGGT